GGGGATCAAGCCAGACTTGATGAAATGGCAATATCCAACCGGCATGATGTAAGGGGATTGGAACAAGTGTATTTAAAACTTCGTCCCTATATCAAGAATCATCCGAATCTGGGTGTATTGATGGATATGGATGTTTGCCCGAATTGCGGATGCGAACACCTGGACGAAACAGAAGCCACATATTTCACTTCAGCTAATCAATTCCCGGTATATCGTTGTCAAGGATGCAAGACTCCATACATCCGGCACAAGAAAAACTCCAATTATGTCCAAACCAATATGAGAAGCGTACCGAAATGAAGGTGGATAAACTTTACCCGAATATATGTAAGCACGGATCGTGCCTTGACCTTGCTGATTATGAATTTACAGACGTGAAGGACGGAAAGACGATCACACTTGCTTATTCCTGTTCAGAACACGTTGAAGATGTGAGGAAATTATTAGAAGATATTCACAAAACAAAACTTGAGGTCTAAAGTGCCAATTATTATTGCCACCGTCGGGGTAGGTGATAATCGAAAAAGTGATACGGAGAAGGCTGCCATGACCTCAAAACATTAGAAAGTGAAGATGCCAAACAAGAGAGCAAAACAAAGAAAAAGAGCAAAGATGTTAAAACGAAAGAGCATTGCTGAATACAAATCAAAGAAAAGAAGGGAGCGCAAGGATGCCAGAGAGACAGTACATACAGAAGTGCAAGATAGTTGAAAAGACGTTTGATGATGGCGGAAGCCTATTGAACGTGTCTATAAATGTGGACGAGTTGGTTGAAATAGCCGATCCAAACGGATGGATAAACCTTACGATTGCCAAACGTCGTGAGCCTTCTGAAAAAGGTGCAACGCATTATGCCTATAAAAATGAGTTTAAACCTAAAACAGAAGAAGAGGGGTTGCCGTTTTGATTGACGGAATAGTAAAGATAGCCGGATCAGTCTTGTGCCTGGGTGTAGGATTGGCGTTATTTGCCTTTGGATTAGTGACGTTAAGTTCCTTCATCTCTGAAATTTATGACAGATATTTTAAGTGAATGAACCAAGCCACACACCTTGTCCGATGTGCGGAAGATCAGACGAAGAAGAACGCTTTAATGAGATACAGGAACTTGCCGAACAGGCTATTAATAATTTAAAGTTTTTAAATCTTGGATTTAGTCTTGGTTTTTTTATGACAGACCTTGAACGACAAGTGTATTATCACCATCAAATAAGGAAATGCACATTCAAGGAAACGTCTGAACTATTAAATAAGTCCGAAGCCACATTAAAGATGGCGTGGAAACGCTGTAAACTCAAGGGTGACAAGGCTTTAGAGGATTCTACAATGTAAAAAGTTTACCTTTTGCCTTATATATAGAGGGGTAACTTGTTGCCCTACCCGCATTTCTGGCAAATCAGACGGTGTCTTGCGGCAGACAGGAAAACAGGCGTACTCTTTCCGGAAAGATGATACGATATAAGTATAATAAGTTGGGAGCGAAGTAGATGCCAAAGGGCAAAAGTTCTTATGGTAAAAAAGTAGGCAGACCGCCAAAAAAATCAAAAAGAAAACCAAGCAGAACCAAAAAGAAAGCGGTGTATGGCTACTAATTTAAAAGGCATTAGTCTTAAAGGTTTAACAAAGACACAAAGATCACAAATGCAAACGCATAAAACACATCACACAAAAAGACACTTATCGAAGATGGCTACTGAAATGCGCAAAGGAAAGACATTCGCACAAAGCCATACAGCAGCACAAAGAGTTGTTGGCAATTAATGGATGATAGGGAAGGCGTTGCGTTAAATGTGGAGTTGGTTGGTATCAAAAATTTAAAGACAACACATACCTGGCGGTTGGAATTTGACGTATATGAGATCGATTCTCACAAAGTAAAAGACTTAATGGACAAGGTTGATACACCTTTAGTGATGGCGTTGGTGGATAATGACTGAACAAACGGCAAACAAGCGGGCTAATGGTCAATTTGCTAAAGGCAATAAAATTGGCAATCGCTTTAAACCGAGTGAAACCGGCAATCCAAACGGGCGTAATGGGGCAATGTCGGACCTATTCAAAGAACTTGCTGAAGTAAAAGATGTTAAAGGCAAGACGAGGAAAGAAAAGATTTTAGATAAGATTTTAAAGATGGCAGAGAACGGATCGCTAAAGGCTGCCGAAATATATATGAACCGAGTGGAAGGCAAACCAACCGAGTTTAGGGAGACAACGGTTAAATCTGATCCTATCAAGGTGTTTGATTTTGAAGATTGAAGTGGCAAAGAAACGAAGTACGCAAAGAGATAATCAACGACCAACATCGATTCAAAGTAATCGTGGCGGGAAGAAGATGGGGCAAGACTCACCTTGCTATAATGTGGCTGCTTTCTCCACAAGTTACCGAAAACGAAACGAGATGGTACATAGCACCGACGTACAGGCAAGGGAAGATGATAGCGTGGCCTGTATTGAGACAACTCTTTCGTCATCATACGGAAGCGAAGATCAACGAATCAGAATTATCGGTTACTTTAACCAACGGGGCGGAAATATGTATCAAGGGCGCGGACAATGAGGACTCACTTCGAGGTGCGGGAATCAATAAAGTTATCCTGGATGAATACGCATACTTCAAGCCACACGTCTGGGAAGAAATTATCTTACCCATGTTAGCCACATCCAAAGGTCACGCCATGTTTATCGGAACACCATCTGGATACAACGCTATGTATGATTTGTATTTAAAGGGACAATCCGACTCTGATTGGAAGTCGTGGCAGTTTAAGACGATTGAAGGTGGCTTCGTGGATGACGATGAAGTAAGGCGCATTAAGTCTAATATGGATGGTCGCTTATATCGTCAAGAAATGGAAGCATCGTTTGAAACAACGGGCAATCGTGCTGCCTACAACTTTGACCGGGAAATACATCTAAAGAAAGCACAAGACATCGCAACAAACAAATGGTGGGGAATGGACCAGAACGTTGATTATATGACTGCCGTTCTTGCTTGTGAATACACCGATGGAACTGTCCATTACTTTGACGAAATAAGACAATCTAATTCAAACACGGAATCAATGGCAAAAGCAATGAAAGCCAAGTACCCACAAGTGAATACGATATATCCCGATCCCGCCGGTAGTGCCAGAAGTACAACCTCACATCGTTCCGACCATGCTATCCTTCGCGACTATGGATACACAGTATGGGCAAAGAAATCACACCCATCTCACATAGACAGATTGAACGCATTGAATCGCAAGTTAGTTGATGCTAATGGAGATATAGGAATGACCGTTGATCCAAAATGTAAGTATCTGATTAAAGATTTAGAACAAGTGCAACGGGACAAAAAGGGCGGAATAGATAAATCTAATATAGAATTAACTCATGCTCTGGATGCGTGTTCGTATGCAATCGAATACAAATGGCCTATTACCAGAAGAATCGGAGTGTCTAAAGCATGGTAGCTTTTTTAATTGGAGTATCATTGACGTTCAACGCATTGTTCGTTGGCTTATGGATTTACGGCCTTTATATTGATAAGAAGATTAAAAGGGAAGCAAAAGATTTATTAAATAACACTCAAAGAATGAGTTCTGATATGTATAAGAATTGGATGTTTGAAGCATGATGACAGTAAACGACGTGGTATTACCAAACTATTCCGAGCAGATAGTCCTTGAATCTATTCGCCGGGCGCAAAAAGGATTTGAAGAAAAAGAAAATGCAGAACGAGCAACCGCGTTGGATTTCTATTATCACACCAACGTAGATCAACACATTGAGCAATGGTTCTCCCCTTCCACATTAGAACAAGTGCCACCTTTTCCACAGAAGATCGTTCCACGTTTCGCTCGTGCAAGGAATATGATATACAAGAATCCACCGAAGCGTATGGTAAATGGCGAACAAGCTGACGAGTATATGGAGTCCGCACATCATCTCGATTCAGTCGCAAGAGAGTTCAACGAAACATCGTGGCTCACAGGCGGGATGGCGTTTAGAAGTAAGTGGGGACGTGACCAATTGGAATACGATCTAATCCCTTACTT